CGGAGCGTTTTCCGGTAGAAATCCCGTTCCTCGGACACCTCCATCAGCAGATCCGCCACCTCCGGAGGCACCGTGAACGGTTTCTTGTCTATCGTGATCGTCGCCATCGGGCTCCTCCACTGGCCTGAAAATGCCGACTCCTGTGGGCAATGTGCGGCACTTGAAGATGTTCTGCATGCCGCGCCTTCGACACCATGAATATGCACATACCGTCAGTGTACGCATCACGCGCTTGCGGTCTTGCTGAGGACACTCCACCAGAAACATCTGCCCTGGGTTGAGACTGGCGAACGGGTATTTGCCTCTGGCGGGGTGCCCCTTCTTTGGGACTGCCGTTTCGTCCCGGATGATGATGGTTGAAACTCCCATCTTAGATTTCAATCGACTCGATATCATGGATAAGCGCATCGGGATCCTGTTCAAGTTGTCCCATCACTTGCAGTATAGCGTCCGTGAACCCCGCAAGCGCGAAAACTTTGGACTCGGGGAACTGCATGGTGCCGTCCACCGCATTCAGATTGAACGAATACAGATACGGCTTGTGCCCGACCATTCTCTGGTACGCCTTGAACGACATGTTGACCGGGGTTTCCCCGCTGCCACTGCCCGCCCACGCCTGCATGTCCGACAAGATGATGATCCGGTCGTACCTGACCTTGGCGGCGGTGGCGAAGATGCTGTGGAAGTTGGTCCCGCCGGAACGCATTCCGCGCATGATCGACGCCTTGAGCGTATCCAGGCTGTCGCCGGGGTTGAGACTGCGCTGGTACACGGCATTGTCGCTGAACACCATGACATCCGCATCTGGCTGGGACTTGTACAGCACCGCCGCCATCAGCGAACCGATCTCCAGCGGCTTGCCCGCCATGGACCCGGAAACGTCCAGCGCGATCAGCGTCTTGCCGGGGAACTTGGGCACGTTCGCCATCGACAGCTCGACCGCCTTGTTCAGCGGCAGCATGATCGAAGCGCCGAAATGCCCGGTGCCCTTGACCGCATCCATGGCCGTCTGGAATTGGAACGGCATCACCTTGGACCTGGATACCTGCCTGGGATCCGTGAGCAGCGCCAACACCTCGCTCAATGCCTCCGGGGCGTCCCTGATGATGTTGTTCAGATTGCGCAGCGCCGCGAAATAGCCCAGCTTGTGCGCCTTGATCAGATCGGTCCACGCTTCCTTCTTGGCCTCGGCCTTGACGGTGGCGTCACCCTCGACCTTGCCCGCCCCGGAAACCTTGGTTTCCCAGGTTTCTGCCGCAGCCAGAGTGCCCTTCATCAATGCCGATAGGGCTTCAGTGGCCTTGGGGTGGCACAGGTTGACCGCATCCCACAGGTTCATGTCCTTGCCGCTGGCCCGGTACTTCGCCAGTTGGTAGGCGTCGAACCGGCTGAGAGCCAGTCCCAACCCGTCACGCAGCGCGTTGGGGATCTTCTTCCGACCATACTTACTGGTATAGTAAGAAAGGATCTCGGTCACATCGTCGGTTCGAAACGCCACCTTGTCGAAGAACCGGCGGGTCCACTTCTCGCCCTTGACCCGGGCGGCCAGTTCGCCCGCCACTACATGGCTCACCGTGCGCAGGAACCCCTTGTGCCGGGTGTACAGCGCCGCCTTTGCCGCGAACAGCGGATCCTCGATGGTCCGGGTCAACTCCGCGATGCGGTTGATGGAATCGCTGCCGGTCTTGTAATACGTGTCGCCGCACAGCGCCGTCAACAGAGCCGTGGCGTATTCGGCCTTGGGCGTCATCTGAAATGCGCTGCCACCGGCCACGTTGACCGTAGTGGGCATTGCCGTGGAAGCCTTGGGCGCATTGAAACGAGACATGGGAACCTCCTAGATGTGCTTGGAATGGTGAGCATGGGCTCTGACCCTGCCCATGGTGGACTGCCCGGTGCGGGAAATGGGCGTGTGCTTGGCCCGGTTCATGTGCAGGGCAGAACGGTTGACCGAACCGAACTTGATGGCTTGGCCTTGTTTGCGCTGCCTTGGTGCTTCGTTCATGGCCTTCATTGCTGCTCCAAAAGAATGGCCCCATCGCTGGGGCCGGGAAGATCACAGGGAGGAAATTGCAAGCGGGGTACCCTTGCGGGCGGTTGGATTTGAACCAACGACTTTCAGCCTTGCGGACTGACGCTCTAACCATACTAAGCTACGATGAACCGCTTTGCGTGGCTGCCCTGTGACATTCTTGGCCCGGAGAAAATCGTTGGTTGATGTTGTTACGCTACAATGCGATGTAATCAACCATCTGACTGCCGGGATAATGTGGGCTATCCGGCAAATTAGGTTGGAAACCGGCTTTTGAGGTTGGGTCTGTAACCGGCGTGAAAGGTTGGAATCAGATCCGTCCGTCAGCGATCATTTCGGCCAGGAAGGTGTATTGGTCCGGCTGGTCCTCCATTTCAAGGACTTTCAGCCGGGGCAGGTTCAGGATATCAATCATGCGGTTATCATCTCGCCCTGTTCCGGTTGGGAAAACGTTTTTCGGGAGGCAATGGCAATCAGGAGATCCCTGAAGGCCAGGGGGGTGCGCTGGCGGTGCTTTGAACACATGTTGGCGACCATCCCACAGCGGCGGGCCTTCTCATAGCCCTGTTCCGCCAGACGCCGGGCCGGAAGGCGCTGGCCGCTGTGCCCCCAGATCAGATCAGCCGGCCTGGGGCCGCAAGCCAGAAGCCAGGTTTTCTTCCGGGCCTTGTGCCCGTAGTGCCCCTGTTCCACCTCACAGACCCAGAGGTTGGGGCCAGCGGGGCTCCAGCCTTCCTTCCCGGGCTTGGGGATACCAAAGCGGTCCCAGGCTTTCGAATGGGCTGGGTGCTCCAAGACACCACCAAAGAGCGTGAGGGCGCGAAGGGCTGCCTCAAAGCATCCGCCATCGTCGCCTACCTGGTGAACCTGCTTCGTCATGCTTCCCTTGGCAAACCGGCCCCAGCGTTCGCAAGGGGGGTGCGCTATCACTGGGTGAGGCCCTGGGTAGAGGCGCGCATCCCGGTTGATGTCCCAGGGGTCGACCCCCTGGATACCGAAATAACACCCATTCGTTTCAACGAAAAGCGCAGCAATCACCAATCACCCCCATCACTTTCGATTTCAATGTCAGCAACGGCCGCACCCGTATCGTATGCATCGCCATCCATTTGGCGTTCGCCGCCTTCACCCTTCTTCAGGACGCATAGGTTTCCGTTCGTTTGCAGCCAAAGGGACGGGGGCCAATGTCTCGCTACACGCTGTAGCGCACGGATCGCGGAGCGTTCTTCTGGCGTCAGAATTGGTCGCAATTTCCCTCCGTAAGAGCTTTTGCCCCACTTCTAAACCTATGCCTGTCCGTCCGTCTGTCTGTCTGTCTGTCAACCTAATTTGCCGATTTTTGGATGACTGTCACATTTATGATTCCAACCCAAAAAGCCGGATACCCATAATGTGAAAGAGCTGGAGTTGGGAGGAAATCGGAACGGGTTTCCCATGATTGGGACTACGGGGATCGAACCCATGAAGCCGCTCGAAAGCGGAGTCATACCACTTGACGAAGTTACCGTTTCCGTGACTGCCCAACTTGTGAAAGATCCATCAGGAGAAGATTGGGTCAGGTTTAAGCGCTCTCCCAATTGAGCTACCATGCCACGGGGGCACAGATTGGACTCGAACCAACAATCTCTCGCTTAACAGGCGAAGTAACCTGAATCCTGGCTACCTGATGTGAAAGAACTGCTACGTCACTAGTATCGGTCATGCAATGTTTGAGTCAAGACTTTGGGTGAAATATTTCTTTTGTCCGTGAGGTCAGATTTGAACTGACGGTCTTCTGCTCCCAGGGCAGACGGAATACCAGGCTTTCCCACTCACGGTTGGTTCACGGGGTTGGAGTCGAACCAACGATGTCGGTATCAAAAACCGATGCCTGTACCACTTGGCTACCCGTGATCAGACAGCAGACTTAGCTGCATCCACGGCCTGCTTGGCGGCGGCGACAACAGCCTCGGCAGCGGTGGCATCTGCCTTGGCCTTGGCATCGAACTCCTGGATTAATTTCTTCACCTCGGAGAAGATGGCCTTGATGTGAGCCACTTCCGCTTCGGCGGCGGCTTCATCCTTCTTCACGTAGGCTTCGAGCCTCGCCCACAGTTTTCCGATGTAGGTTCCACCCCACACCCCAAGAACCCCACCAGCGACGATCCCACACAGGGCATAGATCAGATTTTCAGATGTAGGCATGAGCCCTCCTAGAAGTGAAAGAATGCATGGGCAACAAGAGCAACCACCGCGACCGCCCCGCCACCTCTGATGCCGCCCTTCCAAACAGCCGCCCGATTGCCTTCTTCCTGGGCTTTGAGTGCGATCTCACGCAGATTCAACTCCTGCTGCTGCTTGGTGATGATGTCATTGTTGGTTGCCATATCCAACTTCAATTTGGCGTTTACGTCTTGGAGCGCCACAATCTCGTTGGCTTGGGCAATGATGATCTGATCCTTGATGTTGCTGTCATCCACAACATCTGGCATCGGGACTGGGGCCGGAACCGGCGGCTTGGACCCTGGGACCGTAACTGGGGGCGGGGTTGGTTTGTAGCGGGTCATCAACTTCTTGACCTTGGCATCCGCCGTATCCGCCCTGGCTTGAGCGGCAGCAATGTCCTGCTCCTGCTGGTGCTTGATCCCGAAATCGGTCTGGACTTGGTTGTTCAGGACGGCAACCTTCTGTTCCGCAGCCGAGGCTTTCGCCGCCAGCTTGTGCCCGGTCATCGACGTTCCCATGTAGAATCCCCCAGCCAAGGCAATAATTACGGAGATAACCCAAATCTTCCAAGTCATTTCTTGCCCCTCTCGCTAGTTTTCAGTATAAGCCAAGCCACCAAATCCACCAGTGCCACGAACAAAATAGCGCAAAGAAGATTCATGACAGAACTGGTAGGACTTCACGGTTGCATGGGATCAGTGGGCAACCGTCCCTGAACTCGACTGCCCAATCCTTGGACTTGGGGATGTTCAGAGTCAGCCAATCCAAAACCCGCTGAAACAGATCAACCATCTCATCGTCGGTGATGACCCGATCTTTCATCTTGTGGCGGATGTCGATGTTTACACCACCATAGCCGAAAGACTGGAGCCACAGGGCGCTGTCCAGGAACAGGAACCCTGTGGAAGTCTTCTTCACCATCCAATGGATGGGTCTTTTATCTGGCCCTAGGATGGGGCCGTCTGTCGCTTCCACTTTCTCGCGGAACGACACCAAGGCAATTTCAGGGTTGCTGGTTGGTTTTGGCATTATGCCTCCTTGCAGAAGATGAATTGAAGTGGTTGCCTAAAAGGGATGACGTTTTGGGTTGTCTCCCCCTCCTGCGGGGGTGAAGCGGCATCCAGAGCCTCCATCCGCTCAGGGGTGCGCAGGTCCACCAGGAACAGCCGACCATCGGCTCCCTTGATGACCATCTGAGTGCAATTCAGTTTAGCAATGACCATGTTCTTCTCCTGTAGAGGATCAACCCTCAGCCAGAAGATAAACATTTTACTCCATCGAGTCAAGTTATTTCTTGTTGACGCCACCCATCGTTGGTGTAAACTAAGGATGGGACAAATCCCCATAGGAGATTCCATGGCACTCGAAACCCCCTTCTGCCCCCTTCTGGACACCAAGGAAGCGGCTGAAATCACCGGCCTGCCGTATTCCATCATGCTTGGCCTGCGCAAGAGCGGCAAGGGTCCGAAGTGCGTGAAGACCGGCAGGAAGTACCTGTATGACCTGGATACCGTTGTCGCTTGGAGGAAGGCCACCTGGGCACCTGAGAACTAAAACGAAAGACGGCAGACGCAAGGGGGCTTCGGCCCCCTTTTCATGGCTCGTAGAGATCAAACACTTTCGGGGATTCGGTGTATTGCGTGGGCAATTCTTCATAGCATGTGATGTCTGGCTGGAAGGTCAACATGATGGATCCAACCGGGCCTTCCCGGTTTTTCGCTATGATGAGTTCCGTTTCGGTCTTTTCCGGGTGGTGATGGATGAACATCACTACGTCAGCATCCTGCTCAACACAACCGGAATCCCTCAAATCTGAAAGCATTGGCCTAGCCGCAGGGCCACGTTTTTCGTATTCACGATTCATCTGGGACAGCAACAGAACCGGAATATGCCTATCCGATGCCAGGATCTTGAATGCCCTGGTGATTTCCCCGATCCGGGTTGATTCGGTTTTCCGCCCGGTGCTATCCGGACTCGTTATCAGACCCAAGTAGTCAACAACCAGCAGCCCGAGGTTTGGCTGTCGGGCAATTAACCCATCCACTTGGCCCATGATTTCCCGTGGCGTGATCTCGGCCCGATCCTCGATCCAGATTCCCATGGAGTCCAGGTCTTCCCGGGCCTGCCTCACCTTGCCCATTGAGACTTGATCTCTGCCCTGGATCATGGCTCGGATGTCCACCCTGGAATGGGTGCCAACCAGCTTCCTCCAAAGCCTGTCGGAGGCCATCTCCAGCGAGAAAACCCCAACCGACTTCCTGTAGCCAGCGACCCCGAGAACCCAATTCATTGCCAAACTGGTCTTGCCGATCCCGGGTCTTGCCGCAAGGATGATCAACTGCCCAGGTTTGAAGACTCCCAAAAGATGGTTCAACCTACTCCACCCCTTGAGCCAGCAGGCCGGGGTTTCGATGCCAATGAAATCCCGTTCCAGGCTATCCATTGCCTGATCAGAGATGGAACTGAGCGGCCTGATGCCATCATGTTCCTTGCTCTGCGCCAATTTCGACAAGACCGCCCCGGCTTCACCAAGGATATCAACTGGCGACATGGTTGGATCTTCCGCTTGCTTGGTGATCGTGTTCCCAAATCGGATCAAGTCGCGCTTCAACCGATGACGTTTGAGCGTATCCACCATGAGCATCGGCTTGGTGGTTTCATATACGCCATCCAGTATTTCAAACAGCCCCTTGGCACCTCCCACCCTGCCAAGAGATCCTTGGCGGGTGACCGCGTCCAGCAGCACCGTGTAGCTTGGGGAACTGCCCTCATCCAGGATTTTCCTCAGTGCCTCAAGCACGATCCGGTGGGCCGGGTGCATGAAGTCTTCTGGCTGAAGCCGTCCGCAGCACTCCAGGGCAACCTGCCTGGACCCCTCCGCGCAGATGGTTGTCAAAAGGATCTTTTCTGTTTCCAAGTCTTCTGGGAGTGGAGTGGTCATACGGTCACCTCCTGGGATTCCTTGATCCTGATGAATTCCTTTGCCATGGGCAAAAATTGCCTATAGAGACGCTTGGTTGGTCCGTAGAATGTTGAAACGTGCATCATGAATTTCTTGCGGTAGTCCCATTCCTGGTTGATCCTGGAAAGCCACCCACCTCCGCAGGCTCCATCGAGTTCTTCAGCTTCGTAGTAGAGCCTGCCTGCCCAGTAGAGTTCCTTCCCGGTGGCTTCCCCGCTGTCCACGATGGACTGGAAGACCCTGGCAGCTTCAGCATATGCCCCTTTAGGCACGGGTTCCTGGGTGATTGGGTGGTTCTTTGGGACATGCTGGTAGACGAAGGCCAGATACTTCCCGTTCTCAGGGGTGATGTCTTCGGATTGGTATTTTGGTTTTCTCAATTTCTTCTCTATTGGCGCTGAGTTCCCCGTAAGGGGAATAGTAGTACTTCTTTTAGTATTTTGTTTATTGTTTATAGGGTTACCCATGTGGTATACCCTATGGTTGACCTTATGGTATACCTTGTGGTTTACCACATGGTTAACCTTGTGGTTATTTGGCCGACCGCCCAGAGAACCAATTGCCTTCCGGTTGGCTCGGTAGTTTTCGGCTTCTTCCCGCATCTCCCGGCCCAATCCATACCCAAGGTTGTATGATGGGCTTTTCCCTGCTCTTTCTGGCCCGTTATTCGATCCAGCCAAAAGACCGGACAAGAACTGTCCCTTTTCGTCGTTATCTTCCAGTGTTGAGCAGACAGCGTTGAGACTGTTGAGATCCAGTTTCAGAAACCATGTCTTTGCGACAGCCATTATTCGGCCTCCATCCGGATGACGATCTTCATCAGGTAGGACTTGGCTTCGACCATCGCTTCCAGGGCTTTGTTCAGTCCTGGGATGGCAGGATCATCCTTAGCCAAGGATGCCGCCAGCCTGATGGCTACCTGGATCTCACCCAGGCGTCTCTGGACAACACGGTAATGCAATTCGTTCTTGGGATTGATCGGCATCGCGCCTCCACCTGGGATTTCCCGGTAGCCCCAATTCTACGCTGGCCCTTGCCGGTGTCAAGCGCGGACCGTATGTTTCTTTTGCGCCGGTAGTCCGTTGCCTTGAGGGGCGCGGCACCCAGATCAGAGATCGGGTTTCGCTGGACCGGGGCATGGGAAACGGGTTGCATCCAAAACAACGGTTGGTGCTGGGTGCAGACCGAAGGAACCAACCTCCAGGGAGGGGAGCAAACCCCGCACATCAAAGCCACTCGCCGTCCCATGGCGGCGAAATTTTTGTTTGCGCGTTTGCATGGATGATGTATCATGGTAGTGGCAATTCGCCACGGAGCCTCTGGAAATGAGAGATTGGAATACTGTGACCCTGATTGGGCATGTTGGGCAGGATGCTGAGTTGAAATCCACACCAAATGGTAAGGCCATGATTCGGGTTTCGCTAGCCACTAGCGTCAAGTGGCAGGATGCAACCACCAGGGAATGGAAAGCCAAGACGGAATGGCATAACCTGATCGCTTGGGAGAAGGCTGCCGAAGCACTGGCTACGATTGCCAAGAAAGGCAACCGCATCATGGTCAAGGGCACGATCCACTACAACGAATTCACCAAGCAGGATGGGACCAAGACCAATGAAACTCAGATCATGGTTGAGGATTTTGGCAAGATGGAACAGAACATGCGAACGGGAGGTGAAACCAACACAGGGAAACCAGCCACCACACCATACGTTGATGATCCGCTCCCGTTCTGATCATAATGAGAAAACCATTCTTCACGGATATACCCGATCTCCATGGGGAAATGTGGATTCCATTTGCCCCGACAGCGAAGGGGAGGCCACGGTTAAGCAGACTTGGTGGTGTGCATACACCCAAGAAGACCCGAGATGCCGAGCAGTTAATCCGAGACTTCGTATTCTACCACCATTCGATCCCAGAGCCACTGGAATACCCACTTGCGGTGTCGATCCGGTTCTTTTTCAAAGGGTTGAAAGTAAACTACCATACGAGTAGACCAGACGCAGATAATCTTGGGAAACTTGTATTGGACTCGCTAGGACCAAAGATATACACATATCTTGGTGTTAAAACACTTGGGAAGGGTATCCTCTACAACGACGATTCCCAGATCGTTTCCCTGATGATAGACAAGTATTACCATCCAATCCAAGGAATTTGGGTGCGCTGGAGAACGATGCCATACCCGTTTTCCGTCAAACATCCGCTCGATAAGGTTCCGGCTAAAACACAGATGTCGGAACCAACTATTCAGCATTGAGTAAGATTCTGTCCAGATGCGGGAGGCATCGTGACCCTAACCACCAAAGATAAACTCGCCCTTTTGCACTACTGGAATAGCCCATGGGTGGATGCCCACCGCCGGGGGATCAGCGATATCGATTGGGCAAAGGCCCAGCCCAAGGGGCCTCCCAAGTATGCCGAGGGGGATGTGGTCGAGTTCCATGTCGGGGGCTTCGGGGTCATTAGCGAGGTATCCGAACCCCACAATGGTTGGCCCTCATCCTATGCCAC